CAATGGAGTTTATGAAGCATACAGAAGAATGTATGCTGCTTTAGGCGTAGATAATATTGAATCATTGATACAGCCACCTGCTGATCCAACCCCACAACCGATTGATGCTGGTTTAGAAAACTCAACTCTTTTGCTTGGTCAGCCCGCAACAGCGTTTGCACAACAAAACCATCAAGCACACATAGATGCACATAGGTCTTTATTTTTAACAAGTGTAGTACAACAAAATCCAGCAATACAAGCCATAATTATTGCTCATGTTATGCAACATTTACAATTCTTAGCATCGCAACTATCACAAGAGCAAATACCTCAAGAAGTAAATCAAAGAATTGCAGAGATACAACAACAAATGAATCAAGTATCTCCACAGGAAGCACAACAAATACAACAACAAATACAAATGATTCTTGAGCAATTTAGCTCGCCTGTCCTTGCACAATTAACCGCAGAATTTTTACAGTCTATTGGTCAAGGTGGCGAAGAAGATCCGTTGGTTGCTATTCGTGCAAAAGAATTAGAGCTTAGAGATAAAGAGCTTGATCTTGATCAACAGCAATTTGAACAAAAACAAGGTCAGCGAATACAAGAAAAATTATTAGAGACTGAAATACAAAAACAAAGAATACAGTCTCAAAAAGATATTGCAGACGATAAATTAGATGTAGCAATTGCAAGGTTGGAACAACAAGCTAATTTAAAACTGTTAGAATTAGAATCTAAACTTAGGAGTTAACATGCCATTATTTAAAGGTAAATCACAAAAAACTATTTCTAAAAACATTAGAAAGCTAAAAGGCGAAGGCAAAGGTCAAAAACAAGCCGTAGCTATTGCTTTAAAATCTGCTGGCGTTAAAAAAATGGTTACAGGAGGAGCAGTTGCTGGTAAAGTAAAACCTTACCCAAAACCTGCACAGCCTAAAACTATAAAAGCTAGAGGACAGGGAGCAGCAACTAAAGGGTACGATTTTAAAATAACTTATTAATGAGTGAAATAGATTTAGCCGATGCAATAAAGAAAAGCATCGAGCAACGGAGAGAGCAAATCAAAGACACCCTTATGTCAGGTGGGATTAAAGACATGGATCAGTATAAATACTTGCAAGGCGAGTTGACTGCTTTATACTATGTCGAAAGCGAATTAAAAGATTATTTTGGGGAAAATAAATGACGAAGTCAGCAAAAAAAGAAGTTGAAGTTTCTAAAATAGAAGATGCGTATATTGATGCATCTAAAAAAATATTAGATCCTACCTTATTAGACAAAACACTTTTGGAAAGAATGCCACAACCCACTGGTTGGAGAATGTTGGTATTGCCATACAAGGGCAAAGGCGTAACAGAAGGCGGTATAGTCTTAACCAAAGAAACTGTAGATAAAGAAGCGTTAGCTACAGTTGTTGCCTATGTGGTTAAGCAAGGACCTCTTTGTTATGATAATAAAGAGAAGTACGGGAAGCCGTGGTGCCAAGAAAAACAATGGGTTTTAATTGGTCGTTATGCTGGAGCACGCTTCAAATTAGATGGGGGCGAAGAGGTCAGAATCATAAATGATGACGATGTTATCGCTACAATACTAGATCCTGATGATATAGTGAGTTTATAAAACGAAAATATCAATATTGATGACGATATTGATGTTCAAATTGAAGATCAAACCACTGAAGGTGTTAAAGCATCTCAAGAAGATGAATTAGAAAAGTACACTAAGTCGGTTTCAAAACGAGTAAACAAATTAAATGATAGAATAAAGCAGGAAGCTGAAAGAGCTGCTTGGCTTGAACAACAGTTATTACAAAAAGAACAACAGGTTCAAGCTCTAGCATCTAAAACTGCTGAACTAAACACTAATTTGTTTGCTAAAGAAGAAGAATCCCTAGCAAGCAAAGAAAGAGAAGCTGATCAACTGTATAGAAGAGCAGTTGAATCAAGTGATGCTGAATTACTTTCAAAGGCTGATTCTTTAAAAAGTGATATTGCTATTCAGAAAGAAAAAATTCGTTTAGCAAAACAAAGACAAGAACAACTTAAAGCACAACCTGCTCAACAACAACAGCAGCAAGTGCAATACCAGCAACAACCACAACAACAAGTGGTTGAGCCAACGCAAGAGGCTTTGAGTTGGTATGAAAATAATAAGTGGTACGGAGATTCGTCTGATCCACAAAATGCACAAGCAACACAATTTGCTTATTTTACGCATTTTAATTTGGTGAATGAGGGTTTTGAACCTGATTCAGACGATTACTACGATGAACTTAATAGTAGAGTTTATAAAGTTTACCCACACCTACAACAAGGTGGGGTAGTCGGAAAAAGTGAGGACAAACCCGCTGTGCAAAGAGTTGCCTCCGCTTCCGTTGGAAGTCGACAACAAACACAAGGAAGAAAGAACGGTGTGACATTTAGTAAGTCTGAAATCGAAAGGCTTCGTGGCTTGAAACCTTACAATATGAGTGAGGATCAGTGGCTAAAAAGAGTCGCAAAAGAAAAACTAAAGGCACAACAAAAAGGAGCATAAAATGTCAGGCACTAAAGATACATTAAGAGCAGGTCGTGATTCCGAGATGCACGATAAAAATACTCGAAGAAAACCATGGAGACCAGTACGAAAACTTGAGACTCCTCCACCTCCAGCTGGTTATGAATACCGTTGGATTAGGGAGAGTATTCTAGGTCAGGAAGATAGAAACAATGTTAGCTATAGGCTAAGAGAAGGTTGGGAGCTTGTAAGAGCTGAAGAATTACCAGCTGAGTTTGCTCTTCCAGCACTAGAGTCAGGTAGACATGCTGGAGTCGTATATAATGAAGGATTACTATTGGCGAAAATACCCGTAGAAACTATCGAAGAGAGAAGATCTTACTATGAGGGTAAAACCTCAGAAAGAAGTGATGCTCTTGACAACACTTTATATAAAGATTCAGTCAGAGATAGAAGATATGTTAAGTATGACTCCAAAAGAGAATCTTCAGTACGATTCGGAAAAAACTAATTAAGTAATTAAATTTACGGAGAAATAAAAAATGGCGAATAAAGACGCAGCATTTGGTCTTAAGCCAGTTCGTATGATGGGCGGTTCACCTTATTCAGGTGGACAGAGCCGTTACAGAATTGCTAATAATTTGAGTGGTAAAATCTTCCAAGGTGACTTAGTAAAACAAGTCACTGGCGGTGGCATCGAAAGAGCTGCTGCGGGTAGCACCGTTCCAGTTGTTGGCGTTTTTAACGGTTGTCAGTATACTGATCCTACTTCAGGCGAACAGGTCTATAAGAACTATTACCCAGGCAGCATTGCTGCCAGTGACATCATTGCTTTTGTTATTGACGACAAAAATGTTGTTTTTGAAGTACAAGCAGACGACACTTTCCCAGTGGCAGACTTGTTTGGAAACTTTGACATTGTCGATCAAGCAACAACAGGCGATGTTTACAGTGGGAGATCTAATGTAGAATTAGATGTAACAACTGGTGCAACCACCACGACATTACCTCTAAAAGCTATTGACATCTCTCAAGATCCTGAAAACGATGATGTAACATCTGCAAATACTAATGTACTTTGCGTGATACAAAATCACATTATGGGCGTTAGCTCAGGAGGGTTAGCATAATGGCGATATCAAGAGCACAATTAGCTAAAGAACTAGAACCAGGTCTTAACGCAATTTTTGGCTTATCTTATGACCAATACTCTAAAGAGTACGAGGAAATTTTTGCAGTCGAAAATTCACAAAGAGCTTTTGAAGAAGAAGTTCTTGTAACAGGATTTGGTGCAGCACCAAGTAAAACCGAAGGTCAGGGCGTTAGCTTTGATAATTCTTCAGAGAGTTATGTTTCAAGGTACAACCACGAAACAATTGCATTAGCATTCTCTCTAACTGAAGAAGCTATTGAAGATAACCTTTATGATTCTTTGGGTAGAAGATATACAACAGCACTTGCTAAATCAATGGCTCATACCAAAGAAGTAAAAGGTGCCGATGTGTTGAACAATGCTTTCTCATCTTCCTTTACTGGAGGAGATGGCGTTTCTCTAATTAACACTTCTCACCCGCTTGCAGGCGGTGGAGTAGCTGCTAACAGAGCAGTCACAATGGCAGACCTTAATGAAACTTCATTGGAAGATGCATTGATTGATATATCAACTTTCCAAGATGACAGAGGTCTTACTATTTCTGTACAAGCTACAAAATTAATTGTGCCACCACAATTAGTATTTGTTGCTGACAGAATTTTGAACTCACCTCTAAGATCAGGAACCGCTGATAATGATGTTAACGCTATCAGAAACACTGGGGTATTACCTGGTGGTTATATAGTTAACCATTATCTCAACGATCCTGATGCCTTCTTCTTGCTTACTGATATTACAGAGCAGGGCGAAGGTCTTAAGATGTTCCAAAGAACAGCAATGGAAACATCTATGGAACCTGAGTTCACCACTGGAAACCTTAGATACAAAGCTAGAGAAAGATACAGCTTCGGCTGGTCTAACTGGAGAGGTATCTACGGATCTCAAGGTGCGTAAAATCTTTCATTGAAAGTAAAAAGGGGAGCTTATGCTCCCCTTCTTTTTTAACGACCTCTTAGAAGTCGGCTTGAGCAAAATGCTGATCAATGATCTCGTCTTGACCATCGAACTCCTTTGGAGAAGTTCTATGCTCTTTGGCTTCAGCCCCATTTATAATGGGAGCAATAGCCTTAGAAGCATTGTAGTCAGGAACAAGACTATCAATCCTGCCTTGATCTAAGATGATTGCAACAGGAGTTTGTCCCCTAGTTTGCAATGTCTTATCGTCTGCCAAAGCTAACACCAAACATGGTTTGCCGTTTTCTTTAGCAGCCATCAAAACAAGTTGATCAGGATTGTTCTTGATCATTTGCATTTTCTCGTAGCATTTTTG